AAAGATTCTTCTGGTGGTATTGTAAATTCAAATCCTCTATTTCTAGCAATACCTTTTAATGAGGCATATTGAAACATTTGATTGGCAAGTCTACCAAGATTACCTATGTTATTAAACGTCAGCATTTTCTTTATACCATGCGTATGTTGATTCAATACCTTCCCTAAGACCAATCTTAGGTTCCCAACCAAGTGACTTCATCTTATCCACATTCAATACTTTTCGTGGAGTTCCATTTGGTTTGTCGGTATCCCATTCATAATAGTTCTTATATCCTACCACATCTACAATAGTTTCAGCAAGTTCCTTTATGGTCACATCCTCACCAGTACCTACATTGATTGGTTCTGGTTCATCATAATCTTGCATACACTTAATACAAGCTTCTGCTAGATCATCAACATGTAAGAACTCTCTCATTGGAGATCCATCACCCCATAACTTAACAACCCAATGCTTACTCTTCTCAAGTGATCCATGAAACTTAGCCATGAGTGATGGTAATACATGTCCAGTATTAATATCAAAATTATCATTAGGACCATATAGATTAGTAGGCATTAATGAAATAGCATTAAACCCATACTGCTGACGATATGCTTGACACATTTTAATACCAGCAATCTTAGCAGTAGCATAAGCATCATTAGTTGGTTCCAAAGGACCAGTCATCAAAGCATCTTCTGTTATAGGTTGTTTTGCCATCTTAGGATAGATGCAGGATGAACCTAAGAACAGTAACTTCTTAACACCATTACGATAAGCAGCATCTATAATATTAGTCTGAATCATCAAATTCTCATAGATGAACTCAGCAGGATATGTAGAGTTACCACCTATACCACCCACTTTAGCAGCAGCAAGAAAAACATATTCAGGTTTCGATTGCTCAAAATAAGCATCTACTTGAACCTTATTTGTTAGGTCGCAATTAGATCTTCTAACCCAATAGATATTTTCATAATGCTTGGATTTTAGATTACGAATAATTGATGATCCAACTAGACCATTATGACCAGCAACAAATACTTTACTATTATTGTCCATAGATACACATCTCCTCAACTAATTGTTTAAATGGAGTTTTAGGCTCCCAACCTAAAACCTCTTTTGCTTTGGTAGCATCTCCTAATAAGGATTCTACTTCAGCAGGTCTGAAATACTCTGGATCAATAATGATAACAGGTCTTTTTGTATTCCAGTCAAATGCAGTTTCATCCAAACCTTCACCCATCCAATCTAACTTAAAACCAAAGTAAGGTGCTGCTTCATCTACAAAATCCTTAACAGAATATTGTTCTCCTGTAGCAATCACATAATCATCTGGTTTATCTTGTTGAAGCATTAACCACATTGCTTCAACATAATCTCTAGCATGACCCCAATCCCTCTTAGCATGTATATTACCAAGACGTAAAAGTTTTTCCATACCTACAGAGATTCTAGATAACCCTCTAGTTATCTTTCTGGTTACAAATGTCTCACCTCTTCTTTCAGATTCATGATTAAAGAGAATACCAGAACTACAATGCATTCCATATGCTTCACGGTAGTTCTTTATAATCCAGTAACCATAAAGCTTTGCTACTCCATAAGGAGAACGTGGATGAAATGGTGTGGTTTCTGTTAATGGAGCATCACTAATACCACCATACAATTCACTAGTAGATGCCTGATAGATACGAACATCTTTCTCCATACCCAACATTCTAACTGCCTCAAGAACCCTCAGAGTTCCCATAGCGTCAACCTGTCCAGTATACTCAGGTATCTTAAAAGAAACCTTCACATGACTCTGAGCACCTAGATTGTATATCTCACAAGGTTCTACATCCTTTATAACACCCATGACACTAACAGCATCTGTTAGATCGCCATAATGAAGTTTTAGTTTCTCATAGATATGATCTATTCTATGAGTATTGATTAGAGAACTTCTCCTTACAATACCATGAACTTCATACCCCTTAGACAAAAGTAACTCGGCAAGATAAGAACCATCCTGCCCAGTTATTCCTGTTATTAATGCCTTTTTCATAATGTAATGACTATGCTACCACTATAGCAGAATTGCTCCGATAATGAAACCCTTTCCAAATGCTAAACATAACATTTGATAATCTGTTAGTTTAAACTTCTCTTGAATTTTCTTTGCCCATTTCTTATCCAACTCTTTTACGTTGTGAGCAATCTCTTTCACTTTAGTGAATAAAAATGTTGATGAATCCTTTGCCATTAGTCTGTCTTTTTAGATTTAAAGTATTTTTGAATAACATCAATTTGATCTTGATACTTAGCAATCATATTCAATTCTTCCTCTACTGCCTCCATGACATTAGAATGCTCTCCAATACCAGCAGGATTAGTTAAATAGATTTCAACATTTGCTTTATGTTTTTCTATATCACCTTGAGCATGTGCTAAAAGTGCTTTGATCATTTGATCTCTCATTGTACCCACCGTGTTACTGTTAATTCTATTGAATTATCGGTCATCTCCCACTCTTCCTCAACTTGGAATCCTAATTCCTTAGCAGTGTTTCTAACCGTTAATCTAGCATATTGTTGTGTTACTTTATCTATAAACCTTTCTACAGGGACTGGATCTTTCCAAGTTTGTATATCTGTCACCAATTCATATTCACCATTATTGTTCAAACGAAATCCAATATCATTCCCAATAGAGATATCCACCTTCACTTTCTCATGTTGATGATTAATAGGATTGATTAACTCTTGATCCTCTTGAACATCATATTGAAGAAGTTGAAGTGCTTCTACAAGTTCAGGTTTATTCTTGATTTTCGTTTTGATTGTGCTGAAGTGTGACATTTTCTTGTTGATAGTATTCTGGTTTAGGTTCTACGTAAGTAACATTACCAAGTTTTTCTTCTATAGATCTAGTTATATTTTCACATTCATTACCAACAGTACCAAAAACCTCTTCCGAAACTAATCCATCTTGTCTGATGGTAAATTTAATTGTTTGTTGTACAGGCATATTAGAATTGCTTAGGATGGGTTACTACATCACCATGTATCTCACCGATGTCATCTATGTGAGCGTGATCAATCTTCTCAATATGTAGGTGCTCTAAAGCATTGGCAATTCTTTCCAATGCTGATGCAATCCTAGTGAACTCTTCACTCATAACTTCTTGCCTCATCTTTAGTGTAGCAAGGAACACCAGCAGGATCAAGCCATTTGGTGTACTCAAAGTCTTCCATAGCCTGAGACAACTGCATTCCGTTATCACAGAGATACATATCCTTCCATCTAGGGGAATTACTATCCATCTTCTGGATACGGAAATCAGGTTTACCGTTTTCTAGTGTGCCGTTCTCAACATAACGATAAGGGAATCTTTCAAGGAGAACAATCATCTTATACCTCTACTCCTTCAAGATCTTCTGCTACACACTCCATTATAATATTATAATCTGCTTCTGGATCTTCTCCAGTTAATTCTACTAATCCCTCACCCACATAATACCTCTTAACTTTTTTATAAAGTTTTGGATTCTTTACATCAAGATAAATCTCTTTTCTAGCAGCAGCACTAAGTGTCTGCAGATCTTTCTTAAATTTGGAAGTAAGCGTCATTGCTCTTAATAGTTTACCCTACTATTATACTGGTTGTAAACTATCTAGTCAAGCTCTTGAAATAATTCCTCCATCATCGTCGTCATCATCGTCATTCAATTCTTCTATCCTATCATTTAATGCTTTATAAAAAGGATCTCCAAGATTATGAAGTTCAGGAGAATCTAATTTAAAACGAATATCTTTCTTCTTTTCATCCTTAAAACTTACAACTAAAAGTTCATCACCCTGCTTAACATCTGCCATCTCTGGGTGCTGAACTCTAGTAACATATCTTGTTCCTTCATCAATAAACTGCTTACCTCCCAATTCAGAAGCAGCAGACCAACCTCTTGCTATCATTCTTATAGCAAAAAATAATAATACAAACCAACTAAGTAAAAAGAAAGCAGCCATTATTCCTCTGTAGGTAAGTTAAAAATAATCAACCAAGTAATTGATAAAACAATAATAAAAAATACTCTTATTGAACTTGGTGATGTATCAATCATATTTCTTCTTTCCGTTTATAATCCTACCACTTCCTTTAGCATCATAAAATTTTACACCAATACTTCTTCTATCGTGGCGAAGATCTGAGAGATATTCTTTGTATGCTTTTCTTTTCTGTTTTTCAAGAATCTTTTTTTCTGCCTGTTCTTGTGTCATTACCACTCTCTTTTAAGTTGTCTAACATCTGATACACCATAAAGTGCTTTACATCTTTGTTCAGCATCACCTCTCAAATTAGATTCACAAACAAATTCAACTTTTGTTAATCGATTTGATTGTAATAATATTTGAGCAGACCATTTAGTTTGTTTCATCGTTTTACATCGTGAGCACAACCATCACCATTATAGTCATCACTATCATAATAACCACCCTTTGATCCAAAGAATAGTGTTAGTCCTACGAATGGAAGTGCCGCAAGTATTAGGAATGTTTCTAAAATCATTAGCATTCACATAGGTTAGGGTGTTCACCTGTAGCACAATAATATTCAGGCATTGCTACTTCCTCACAAGTGTATGAATCTGGAACTCCTGGATTACTCCAGTTGATACTACCCATACCTGCATTAGTACATCCAACTAAGAGTGGTGCTAGTAATAATAGTTTCTTCATCTTCTTAATATTTTTTGTAATGGAACTT